GTGGTAAATTTCATGCAGGTAAATATCGCAGCGCGGAAATCTATGCACTACGGCATAGCCTTCATCAGCAACAGCGCGTTCATGAACTCCCTTGCCGGCATGTTGAATACCTGGTCCATGCGCAGAGTATCTTTGCCGGCCATACGATAGACCACGCCCACCCAGCCGTAGTTCGGCTTTTTTACGCCTTGGCCGTTGTCGTCGTCGTCCCCTGCTCCGTCAAAGACCTCCGCATAATCGTCAACAAAGGCTCGGAAAGCTGCAAAAAAAAAGCGGCATATCCCCAAACGTCACCCATCTTCATCTGCAACATCACCTCTGCGCGCTGCTTGTGACCCTTGCCGTCATATGCCTTCGGCCACCACTTCCACACCTTGCACTCCCTCGAAAGCGTCGCCAATATCAGGTGCAAATTGTCAATAACACCCTGCTCGCTCGTCATGTCGTAGGAATACAGCTCGACCAACTGCCCTGCGCTTATTTCGTCGATGAACCACTCAAATTGATACCACTTTCCGGCAACCTTGGCGTGACGCTTAGCCGCCAGTGACGATAGCGATTTGCTCGCCGCGTTGATCTCACCATAACGCTTGTTGACCTCCGCAATCGTCATCTTCTTGACCTGCTCGATCGGGATGCCGTCAAGAACGGCGATGACGCCGATCTTCTTGTCGCTTGTTATGTAGATTGCGTTCGCCTCAATCGACACAATGCGCTGGAACTGGTCTACGGTGATTTTGTTGAGGATGCTCATCCTTTTATGGCTTTAAGGTAAAGTGCATAAAGTTGGCCGCATACCGTTTCACTGCGATAGTTAGCAATGTCTGCAGGTACTGTTAGCATCTCGCGCTTGGTCACTGCACCTTCCGCGTTAAAGTGATAACTCATCACACCCTTGCCACACATCCACGCCTCTATCGTCGTTCTACCTATATGCAAACCACATGCAAAGTGGCATCCCTTAACCAGCGTTTCAATGTTGCTCACCGAATCGCAGTAGTGAACTGGAAAGCGGTCAATCAAGTCCTTTAAGTAGTCGCCATGATCATAACCCACCAACACAAATGGCCTGTCGTTTTCTTTGCACCACGCTGCCGCATCGTAAATCATCGCCTTGCGCATGAAATCAACAGTTCCCGCCAGTAAAACATAGCCGCCATCCTGAACGCCATCGGTGTTGAATCGGCTGTAATCAACTGGATTGTAGATGACGCTTATCTTGTTTAAGGGAACGCCATATCTTGCGTGTATTTCGTGCTTTTCGTGTTGAGCTATACTGATATACCCCTTGATGCTTTCGTGCTTCACAGGCCGCTCTAAATCGTAAAAAACGCTATGTATCGTAGCGACCTTCGGTGTAGTTGGAAACAATACGCACAGATGTTCAGTGACCTGCTTGTGCTGAACATGGATGACGTTGTACGCCTCACGTCCTGTCAACTCTGTCCACGCCTTAACCTGCACGCCTGCCATCTCAGCCTCTGCGATCAATGGGTAGTCCATGTATGGCGAGGTGACCGTTACGTTGTGTCCCATAGCTTTCAAGCCTTTGGCAACGTGCAAGACGTACAACTCTGATCCTGTGTACTTGCGAAAAAAAAGCGATGCGATTAGGATTCTCATTTCTCTTTGATTGGTCTTGCTGGATTGCCATACGCCAGAAAGCCATCAGGAATATCGCGGGTGACAACGCTGCCTGCACCTACCAAAGCGTCAACCCCGATACGAACTCCGCAGATGATTGTGCTGTTCGCCCCAATGCTACACCCCTTGCAGAAGTATGTTGACCTGAACCTACCGTTGTTCTTCCAGTCGCCAAAAACGCTCGGATAGTAGTCGTTTGTCGTCACCACGTTCGGCCCGATGAAAACATCATTGCCAATGATGCAGCCGTGATATATGAGCGCGTGATTTTGGATTTTGACGTTGTTGCCAATTTGCACTCCTGTGTCAATGTGCGCACCTTCACCGATGACACAGTTGTCGCCAATCTTGGAACCAGTGCGGATGTGTGCAAATGCCCAGACCTTGACGTTCTCGCCAAGTTCTACGCCTTCTTCTATAATTGCGGTTGGATGTATCATACTGCAAATTTACTACATAATCACGTACCTACCCCCAGCGTTGGCGGATAGCTTGTTCAAGGCGACGTAACGCACCGCGTCAATGGCGTGGTTGTACCGGTCAATCGGCACTCCCAACGACGCGCCCGTGCGATCCGTGTCCCAAGTGTAGTTCCTCAACTCCTTGATCAGGTTCGTCGATTCACGCGTCACGAGCATCGGCTGGCGTTTCAGGATGTCGATGCTGTTTCTGATGCTGTCTGCGCCCTTCGTTGCAGGGTGTATGTTGAAGCCAAGGCGATGCACCTCTTCAATGCTCTTGGGTTCTGCACTGTCCGCGATGATCGGCCACGACCTGCCGATGCCTAGCTTGCGTAGGTGTTCAGCAATGTCTTGATTGGTGAGGCCGTTTTGGTAGATCAATTCATGCAGGAGAATAGCACTGCCACGCTTGTAAACGGCCACCACCGCCGTAGGGTCATTCGTGTATCCCCAGTCCAAGCCGATGGCGACCAGCTTGTCACCAGCGAAGTCGATGTTGTCCACCTGTTGCCAATCATCAAAGACCACGCCCTGCAATGATCCGACCTCACCCAAGCCGTAGACCTTCCACCAGTTCGCCCAGTACGTCGATGTCGCCGCCTTGACCTGCGCCGCTTCGATGTCGTCGCGGATCGTCGCTGGCAGTGCCTCGTTGTCGCGGTATGTCAGCACCAGCAACTCACTGTCTTGCTCGGCTAAGACCTCCGTGTGCGCCCAGAACTCCGACACCGGGTTGAAGTCGATGTAGATGGCTTCGCTTGTTCTGATAGCCAGCTGATGGTACGCCTCAAACTCGATGTTGTTGGCTTCGTTTATGTATAGCACCTGTCGCCGTGCGCCGCGTAGCTTAGCCTCCTGGTCTGCGCTGAAGAATTCAATCGTGCTGCCATTCGCAAACGTGTAGGTCAGCAGCGTCTTGTTCCAACCTTCGTCGCGCCAGCGGTTCGTCCACTGCATGACCTTGCCGAAGTCCTTCATAGCGCCACGTCGTAGGTGTGGGATTGATTCAGATACGACGCTGATCTCGGTCTTGGCCTTGGCCGCGATGTTGATTAGCACTGCAAGGATGGCGATGGTTTTTCCGTTCCCCCACCAGTTGCCCAGTGGGGGTCAACATCCAGCAGATGTCCCGCCCTGAATCACCTTCTTCCGAGCGGCCACCTGCCGAATGCGCTTTATCGCTGTTGTGTATTTGAAGTCCAATCTGATTGCTTAATCTTCTCAATGTAAACGACCGCATCCATCAACTCCTCCTGTAAGTGCTGAATCCACTCGGCAAAGGTCAGGTCATCCCTCTCCATCGTTGTGCCGTACTTCTCCTTGCCCTTTTCTGCTCTTGTCCTAAGTTGGGCAACAACGGCCTCGGTGATTGCGTCAGTCATTGAATAGCGGCTGCTCGATTTTGACTTCGTTCTGCTGCTTATCGACTAAGCCAAGAACGCGGACGGCGATGCTGGCATTGTAGACACCTGCGCCGCTGCCCTCGATCATGTCGCGGTCACACGTCGCGCGTATGCGTGTGAGTATGTGGGAGAATTTCTTGTGGTGTTCGCTCTCCTGCCTCTCGTAATCGCGTAGGTCGTAGCATCGCCCCTGCTCCGCAAGATACCCCTCAAAGCCGCGAAAGGTCAACGGACGCTCCCTCTCCCTGTACGCACTTTGCCCCTCCTTGCCGACGAAGTCGTGCTGCAAGTATGGGCGCCTTTTTGTTTCCTCCTTGTACTCACAAAACGCATCCCACATTTCTTCAGGCGTTTCAAAAATCGGTGGTCTTCCTGCTTTCTTCATGCCTCCATGTTTGTAACGATGTCAATGATCTTTTCTATCACCGCAACCTTCGCGTGCATCGCGTTGGGTGCTGTGCTGTCTTCGAGCGAATCCAACACGTTTGATAGGTTTGTCAACAGGTGTCCACGATCCTGCCAGTCGAGTGCGCGCGCTTCCTGTTCGATTGTAATGTCGGGTTGTGTCTGCATGTCAATCTTCGTTTAGTTCGCCTAATTCTCGCAGCTTGTTCCTGCTCCAGCCAAGCGCAGCCTTGCCGCCCCAAAGCAGGTAGCTGATGTATCCACAGTCGCTCGTTGAGTCTGCGTTGTCGTAGTACGTTTCCGCCCTCGACAGGTAACTGTGCATCCGCTTTATTGTTTCAACGCTGATGCCTTCGCCCTTGGCCAGTTGCTGCGCCCTGACCTTGCCTGTCTGCGTTGCGCACTTGTTGCCGTTGCGCTCGTTCAACTCAATGCCGCGCTTGGCGTTGTTGCGCACCCCCTCGCCGTAGTCCGCGTATGTTTCAGCAAAGGCGCTGCGGTCTGCCTCCCATTGCCTCGCGCAAACGAGGTAGCGCTGCTGCTGGCTTGGGAACTCGCTGGCAGTTTTGTCATCGCCCATGCATCGCTGGATGAAGTCGGTCTTGCTTT